CTCATCAAGGGCGCTGTTAGCGACCCGGCTGAACGTCCCCGACTCCATGGCCGCCGACCGCCCAGCCTGGTCGCGGGCCAGGTTATACGCGGCAGTGATAGGCGCCCTTTCGGCAACATCCGCCTGTTGCAGCGCCCGGACGAGTGTGTCGCCAGCCCCGTAGTCGTCCTGGGCTCCGCGCGATAGGTCACCGATGATCTCTTGCGTTCGGCGCGACTGCTCGGAGAAGCGCTGCAGCAGCGGTTCGCCTACCCCGGCCACGCCGCGTAGGTTCTTCTCCCGCGAGAAGATCGCTGGGTCTCGCGTGATCTGGCCCAGGGTGGGCTTCATGCCCAGCGCCTCGAAGTCGAGTTTACGCGCCAGCGCCGCGGCGTCGAGCGTCCTCCCGGCCTTGATCGACTCCTCCACCGCGTCGCGCAGCTGCGAGAGCTGCGGCATGCTCAGCTGGACCCCCTCGCGCTGTAGCGCGACCTGGGCCTCCTGCACAGCCTCGCCCGCCATGGCCGCGCGTTCGGCCGCGCTGGGCGCGGAGACGCGGCGCACAACGGCCCGCCCGAGCTTGGACAGCACCGGCCCCATGGCGGCGCTCAGTACCGCGCCGACCCCTGCCCCGCCTGACGTCATGGACGGGTCAATCGTCGCGGCCGATGCGCCGCCCACCAACGCGCCCGCGCCGGCCCGCATGCCTGTCCGGGCGAGACGCGTGGCCCCTTCGACTTTGCTACCTCCGGACGCCAGGGCGTTGATCACCGCCGGTGCCGCGCCCAGTGTCTTGGCCCCCCGAGCCAGCGCGCGTGCTACGCCAGCCGTTCCGGCGATCTCCGCGCCAAGCTTCCCGCCTTTGTACATCCACGATTCGGGATCCGCGCCCATCAGGCGTAGCCCAGTGTCGATGTCGGCCCGACGCTGTCGGTTAGACTCGAGCGTCAACCCCTTACCGGCGAGCGCGTCTCGCGCGACGTCATGCGGCGCGAGGATGGTGGCTCCGATGGATCCGGCCCCGCGCACCGCTCCAGCAAGGAGGTTCCCGGCGCCACGGTAGATGCCCCCGAGCCCCCCGCCCCCTTGTTCGCTAGAGGCCTTAGTCGGCCCGGGCGTCTCGTCTTCGAACACAAAGCGCGAGACCGGCGGCGTCTCGTCCTCAAACACGAAGCGCGCCATCACTGCACCCGGAGCCAGGCGCTCCCATCCGAGCGGTAGCGCACGCCGGTGGACGAGTCGCGGATTGTCCTGCCCGTGTGCTCGGCGGGCGGAGGCATGGCGTCTGTGCCCTGCGGCGGTGGCTTGCCCTCGCCAGCGCGCGCCTTTGTGCGCCCCAGGCCGGCGCGGACTACCTCTTGGAAGTCGCGCACCGCCCGCTTGAATTCCGGCTCGGAGCTCGAGGTGTCCATGCGCGCGATGGCCTCGGTCGCCTTCTTCCCCTCCGTCTCGGTGATCGCGCCGCTGCCCTTGAGCGCCTGGAACGCCTCAAGGAACTGCTTCCCGCGGATCTGTTCGAGCCGGATCGAGAAGTCGCGCGCGTCCGTGCCCGGGATCCGCTGCACCCCGAGCACCGAGCTCGTACCTACGGTCTGCTCGAGGCCAGGATGGGCGAGTAGTTCTTCGGTGAGCTGGAGGAGCTCGCCAGCCTGCGCCGTGGCCCTTGGGAGATCGCCCTGGACCTTGGCCGTCGCCTCGCCTTCGGCGGTGCCGCGCGCCTTCGCCGCAGCAAGGCGGGCCTGGAGGTCGGGATCTGCGGCGGCAGGCAGCGGCGGCCTCGCTGGAGGCGCGGGAGGCGCGGCGGGCCCCGGAGCGGCTCCTGGCGCAGGCGCCGCGGGGCGGGTAGCGTCGACCGTGGCCGGGGTCACCTGGCCCGTCCGCGTGTTGCCGCGGAGGTACCCTTCGCTGGATGGGAGGAACTGGACATACGGCGTGGGCTCCTTCCGCGTCGTCTCCATCACGATCGCCTGGTCGTACTGGGCGCGCCGTGGGTCACCAGAAGGCAGCGAGTCGCGCTCGGCCAGGAGCCTGCCAAGGGTCGACGGCGTCTGCTGCGCCGGCTTCGGGTACATCTGCGCGATCTGCGCTTCCATGCCCTGCCGCGTCGCCGACAGGAACGCCTGCGCCATCCGCGGCAGATCCTCGTCTTGGACCGAGTTGAGCTTGGCGCTCATTTGCTGGATCACTTCGGGTGGAGTGCCGTTCGCCGCGAGCTGAGACAGGACCCAGACGCCGGTCTGCCGTGTGGGGTTCGCCGCGAACTGGCCAGCCGCGCGGTCGATGAGCTCGAACCGCTTGATCTGGGTCTCCAAGCCGGTCCGCTGCCCCTCGGCCATGCCCTTCTTGAGCGCTAAGGCTCGCGTCGGAGACGCCTGCAGCAGGCGCGGCATGGCGCCCTCGTAGTCGCCACCCTGGACGCCTGTGAGCGCGTTCTTGTAGGCATCCTCCTCGGCCATCTCGCGCTCCCCCTGCGTGAGCTGCATGCGCGCGAGCGCGTTCCGAGCCCCCGCCTCCTCGCGCGCCAACGTCCGATCCTCGACCTGTTGCCGGTTCTGGAGGAACTTCGCCAGGGTGTTGCCGGGCAGCGCCCCGATCTGCGCCGGGGTCGTCGTGTCGAGGAGTCCGTAGTTGATAGCCACTTTTGTCACCTCCTCAGGAACGGGTACATCGCCAAGGAGTTTCCGATCGCGTTGCCCGCTCCGGCGTAGCCCGAGGCCCTCGCGTTCCCTGCGGCCAAGATCGCGTTGCCCTGATTCGTCGCGTCCGCCTGGCTGATGCCGGCGACCGCGTTGGCGAGGTTCGATCCCGCCTGGCCGGTCGCAGCGTTTGCCGTCTGACCCACGCCTGCCATGGAGGCGAGCCGGTTGAACGTGTTCGTCTGGCCTGTCTGGTACCGGTTGAAAGCGTTCTGATACTCCTCCGACGCTAACCCCTGCCCGAAGCGCTGGGTCGACCGGAGCGCGCCGCCAGAGAGCGCGCCGCCGCGCGCGGCCGCGCTGCGCTCGATGGCCCTCATGCCCTCGGCCTGACGGAACGCGTATCCAGGGTCGGCCTCGAAGTCCGACATCGCAAAGGGGCGCAGAAGCTCGGCGGAGCCTGCGCCGGTGAGCTGGGCGAGCCGGCCCAGCGCATTCGCGCCGGTTTCGCGCCACGGTTCCTGGTCCGCACGCGTCTGATCGTAGATCTGCTTCTGGACGTCCGTCTGATACCGCGCCGCATCGGCCGATGTCCTCGCGGCGTCGCTGGCGGCGTCGGCCTGGCTTTCTCCGGCTATGTAGGACGCTCCGGCGCCGATCACTGCCCCACCGACCACCGCCGCCGCTACCCAAGACATGGCGTCGTCTCCTTCCCTTCCAGCGCCGCGCGCGTCGGCGCGATAAGTTCCGCCTCGAGCCTCGCGAGGTCCGTCTCAGTCGTCGCGTGAACCGTGGTCCATACGGTATCCTCGAGCGCGTATCCCACCCGCTTGGTGCCTGGACGCGACACCATCGTGAACGGTGCGGCGACCTCCCGCATGCCGTCCTCGGTCCACACGATGATCCGGCCCTTCGACACGATGTTCAGGTGCTCGGTTCGGTGGATCTTCCCGGTGAGCAGCGTTCCAGCCTTGATCGTGATCTCTCGCGCGTACAGACCGTGCGCGAAGTAGTGGACCGGCTCGATCTCCACTTGCGGCTCGCGCAGCATGAGCCCCTCGAGCGCGTCGATCTTCTCGCGCAGGGACGCGCCTGGAACAGGCAGCGTCGCGGACGCTGGGGAGAGCTCGTCCATCAGGTGATCTCCACGCCGGAGCCGACGATCGTGATCGAGGTGGCCGCACCGGCAAGCGCCTGGATGGTCCCACCGGCCTCGAGCACGTGCCCCTCCGCGCTCACGCAGTCCCAGGTCTCGGCGGCGGCAAGAGACCGAGCCTTGGCGACTGTGTTGGCGTCGCTTGCCGAGCCTCCAGATGCCACCAGGTGCAGCGTCACGGTCACGGCGCCGGCCGAGGTGTTGGTCAACGTCAAGCGCCGCACGACGCACCTGGTATTCGCGGGGGCCGTGTAGTAGGTCGCCGCTCCCGTGGTGAGCTGGCTGCCCGCGATGATCCGAACATTGCTTGTCGCCATACGCTCCCCTTAGTCCCGGCTCGCCGCCTCTACTTCTAGTGCACCGATGCGCCTCTCCAGCGCTGCCACGTCCTGCCGTTCCCGGCCCGCGGCCTCGGCCTCCAGGGCGCCGATGCGAGCCTCCAGCGCGGCCACGTTCGGTCGCTCGGCGCGGCTCGCCGCCTCGAATTCCAGAGCGTTGACGCGCGCCTCTAGCGTCGCCACATCCGGTCGCTCGGTGCGACTTGCCTCTTGGCTTTCCAGGGCGCCGATGCGGGCCTCCAGCGCTGCCATGTTCGGTCGCTCAGGGATGGCCGCCCGTACTCGCGCCTCGAGTTCATCCAGCGCGCTCGCATCGGAGCCGTCGTCGTCAATCACTACGATGCGGCCCGTAGACCCGCCGACCCGGGTGAAGATGCCTTGGAACCAGCGCCGCCAGACCGGCGGAATGCCCTGCCAGCCAAGCAGCGGGGGTGGGGGGAGCGCGGTCACCTGGACGCCTCCACGTCAGCCCACGCGTCGACGATGACGCGTTTAACCGGGTCGGTGACCGTGAGCTCGTACACTCGATCCCGCGACTGCCCGAGCCGCCGCCAGATGGCGCGGGTGCGGTACTCACCCAGCCCGCCCAAAGGCCGCCAGTGCTCGGAGCTCCACGTGTGTCCGCCGTCGTCCGACCACCGGAGCATGGCCTGTGGGTCCGATCCCTGCCCAGAAACGAGCCCCACCCCAGGCTCCATATCAACCTGGAGCTGCGACCAGAACAGCCGCGCGCCGTCGGCGTGCTGATGCTGGGTGCGGCGGATGGAGCGGATCGCCGCGCCGTCGTCGGTGTAGACGTCGAGGTCGAGGCCGTAGATCAGCCCGTTCGAGTGGTCGAGCACCAGATTGCGGCCGAACGCGAACGCGTAGCATTCGCCGCGCTGCCGATGCTCCGCGCCATCCCACCACATGCGCTCGTGCCACAGCTGCGTGGCTGCGTCGTACGCCCACGTTCGATCCGCCGAAGGGAACGTGAGCACGTAGAACGAATGGCCGTCCTGCTGGTAGGTGTAGCCGCGCGCGTCGGCGATCGTGCCGTAGCCCTGAATCGCGTGCTCCACGGCCCGGGTCGAAACGATCTGGGGCTGGTACCCCTGCGCCCGCATCACGTGCCCGTGGCCGGCCCTGTCCTGTGAGAGCCAGAACACCGCATTGTCGGCCTTGGCCGGCGAGTACGGCGCTACGCAGCCCACCTCAAGGAACGCGCCGTCAAGTCGCGCGAATGGAAAGTCAGCGGCGCCGGAGTTGTACCATACCTCCGTGCTGCTCTCGCCGAACAGCCACAGCTCACGGTGGTCTACCAGCAGCGCCGCCAGCACATCCGGTGCGCCCTCCGCGGTCGCGAAGTCGAGCGCGTCGATATCCGTGCCGTAGAGCGAGCTCACGAGGAACTGGCCCGTGGCGCGGCGGTTGATCACGAAGTAGCCGTCATGGAACGCGACATGCGTCGCATCCGACCACTCGGGGGCGCTGAGCGTCGCGAAGACGTTGTCGGCCAGCGTGAGGCTGTATCCGTGCGACCCGTCCACCAGCACGAGCTGCTGCCCGTTGTCCGCCAGCGAGACCGGGGCGGTGATGCTGTCGAGCGCGCCGCGTACCGTCGCGAACCCAGTGGATTTGATCTCGTAGAGCGTCCCACCGACCACAGCAAACAACCGGCCGGCGGCCACGTGGAGCCCGCGCCCCGCTCCCACGGTCATCTCGGCGAACCGAGCGAGCCCCGGGGTACCGTACAGCGCCATTGGCGATTTGCCGTCAGTGGTCAGGGCCGGGTAAAGGTTGACGGTCCGTTCCGCGTTGACGGTGACGCTGCGCTGAGCGCCGGAGCCACCGAGGAACGGAACGCGCATCATTCATCGCTCCGGATGTCCCACGAGCGACCCTCGCCGAGCCCAGTGGCCATGATCGGCGGCCGGAAGTTCACGCGCCCGATCTTGTCCAGAGCGTCCCGCGCTACGGCTGCGACCTCCGCAGTCACGGGCCGGCCATACTCGGGCGCCAGGCGCACGGCGAGATGATAGGTCAGCGCCTCCTGGTACCCGGGTGGGAGCGCCACATCATCCGCCGCCGCGAACGCCGTGAGGGGCACCCACGTCGCGAGGTGCAGCACGCCGGTCGACGGCACCGGGTAGAGGTAGAGCCTGCCGAGCGGGTACGACGTCTCGTAGTACAGCCAGTCGGCGACATCGCTGGCGGTGCTCTTCGCCGCGAGGCCAGCCCATGCGATGGCCGAGGCGAGGCGAAGGGGGTAGTCGATGTCGCCGATCCGCTCGTACGCGGACTCGATCCGCGCCGGCCGGGTGGTGTTGAGGTTGCCTCCCGTCCCGATTGTGTACGAGGCCGCGCCGGTGAGCGTGAGCGTCTCGTCGCGCAGGGCGTAGACCGACAGCGATGAGGCCCGCCACGCGTCGAGCATCGCGTTCAGCGCCTCGAGCGCATCGGCCTGCTCTGCCGCGGAGGGCGTCTCACTCGCAGCGATGGCCCCGATGAGCCGCAGGGCTCGACGGATGACGGCGGAGGCGGTCGCCATCAGCGGCCCTTCCGCTGGCGCCAGGGCTCACGCTGTGACTGGACCACGGGAGCGGACTCGAGGGGAGCCGGCGGCTCTGGCGCGGCACCTGAGTGGCGATCGCGGCGGAGCGCAGCCGCCAGCGCCGCCGCCGGGGTCTCGTGCCAGCCGTCCGGCACGGCTTCGTCCACGGTGATGAATCGCTTTTCGACCACGCTACCGGTCAAGGCGCGGAACACCTTGCGAAACGCCTTGCGCTCGCTCATTGCCTCACCCCGATCGCCAGGAGATTGAACTGGGAGATGTCGCGCACCTCGACGCGATCGAATCCGGCGAACGCTTCGCGCAGCGTGTCCGGCACGAAGCCGGTCCCGTGCGCCATGTACGGGCTCGCAGCTACGAAGGATTCCTTGCCGTAGTACATGTCCAGGCCCGTGATCGGCCCAGCGTCCGACAGATACACCACCTCGCGGGTCGGCCGAACGTGCTCGAGATTCGGGACGATCATCACGGCAAAGCCGCCGGGCTTGAGCACTCGCCGGCACTCGGCGAGCACGCGCGCCACGTCGGGCGCGGTGAAGTGCTCGAGCACGTGGCACCCGAACACTGCGTCGAACGTGCCCACATCGCCCATGTCGGCGAGGTTCGCCACGATGTCCGGCTCACACGACGGATCGATGTCCATGCGAATCTCTTTGTAGCCGTCGAGAAACTCCGGCATCGGTTGCCGACCGCAGCCGACGTGTAGCACCCGCTTCATGCGTTGCAGCCCCCGGGGCGGCGCATCAGGTATTCGTGGAAGTTTCCTGGATAGGCCGCGCCGTCTGCGCCGTGATGCGCGATGCCCAGATCCGGCACGAGCCAGATCCGCCCGCCGCAATCGTTCCAGTTGCGCGAAAACGCGTAGTCCTCGCCATACCACACGCCGTCGTGGGCGCCGTGGTTGAACAGATCGACGTACGGTGCGTAGCGCGGGCCGTAGAGCAGGTGCGGATACGCGCCCATGAAACGGTTCACCGCGCCGTCCGTGACCCTGAGGAAGCCCGCCGGCACCCACTGTGCATGGAGCGCACCGTCCGCCTTGCGACCCAGCGGATGGCCGTCCTTGTCGGTGAAGACGGTGCCCATGTATTCCTCTTCGTCTCGCTTGAAACGGTAGGTCCCGGCCACGACATCGCCTTCGGTCTGGATCAGCCTCAGGAGATCCTGTGGGCGAAACGAGACGTCGTGATCCAAGAAAATGATGTGCGTCGCCTTGGCGTCGAGCGCCTTGCGAAGCATCACATTGCGCGCCTGACTGACGTACGGGTTGCCAACCTCGGACACCATCGCGTGCTCGATGCCGGCCCCATCCAACAGCGGCACCGCGGCAGTGATGGCGTCGAGGAGCTGCTGATACGGCCGGCGAATCGTGGGCACGCACAGAACAACTTTCATGCGCCGTCCTTGTGACGCCGGGGGATCACTCCCCCGGCGCACCCGTTGCGGACTAGTCGCTACCCGCCCAGAGGCCGACCGCCTCGAGCGTGTTCATGATGTCGATCACGGCCGCCTTGAGGGTGGATGTGACGTCGGCCGAGGACGCAGTACCCACGGCCGAAGTCGCGATCGCGGCGGTGCGTTGGACCACGGGCGTGGTGCCGTAGAAGCTGATCTTCTCGGTGGCCGATTCGCCGAACGTGCCAGACCCGATGACTTCCGTATCAAACGCAGAAGGAAGAGCCATGGTTGCCTCCTAGTTGAAGCCGAGCCGGCAGGCGAGCTGCGGCCGGATGGTCTTGTACCCATACAGGACGTCGATCCGACATGGAAGATTGTCGTTATTGATGTCGTACTGGCGGACGATCCGCAGCGAGATGCCGTCGAAGACCTCGCGAGCCGAGAAGTCGACGCCCTTGGGCATGAGCAGGTCGGCCGACGCGAAGGCGAAGGCATCCCGGTGGAACCCGAGGCCGATGTAGTAGTCGGCGGCGTTCCCGACGGCGGTCGAGCTGTCGCTTTCCCGCTTGAAGATCGCCTTCCCGTCTGCGAGCGTGTTGGTGACGTTCTGGCGGGCCCCAGAGGTGATGATCGACGGGCTGATCGCCAGGTCGCCTCCGCCAGCTCCGGGAGTGGCGTCCGCGGTCACCACGAACTGCTTGAGAACGCCCGTGGAAACCTTGGTCTCGGGATGCACCGCGAGCAGGCTCTCGATCTCGACGATGTCGCCCTTCTTGAACGTCCCTGCGCCCGTGTCGACGTTGAGCAGCCCCGCAGAGCCGTTGTTCTCAGCCGCGGCGATGTCGGTCAGGTAGTCGCCGGTGCCGTCGTCGGTGCCGGTGGTGTGCAGCGGCAGGAGCGTGTTCTGGTACACGCTGTCGAAGCCCAAGAAGTCGTTGCCGATAAGGCCCTTGCGGTACTGCTCCGCCACCTTGGAGCGATCGTTGAACAGGGCCGTGGCGGCGGTCACCAGGTCGACGTTGTTGCGCGTGGTGAGGAGCAGGGTCCTCATGTCCATCGGCGCAAGGTTGTCGGTGAGCTTCTTCAGCACCTCGAGCACGTCGGCAAGCGCCAGGGTGGCGCCGACGTCGGACACCTCGTTGTGCACGTCCTTGTACATGGAGAGCGCGTCCGACTCGATGGAGGCCGCGAGCACCGACATGGCCGGCTCGATGATGCGCTTGGAGAAGTCGTCCAGGCTCATGGTGAGCTCAGCCGACGAGAAGTTGACGTCGACGCCCTTCTGCGTGGCGACGGTCAGGTCCGCCTTCTGCTCGCTGGTCTCCTGTGCGTTGAGCACCTTGCCGGTACGGACGGTGTATTCGTTCGGGAGGCGGATCTGCAGGGTGTCGCCGATCCTGGCGCCCGACTTCGCGAATCGGTCGTCGTAGGTGCGGTTGATGTTGCCGACGAAGTTCAACTTCTGGTGAAGCACACGCTGAGCCTCCCGAGTGATTTCGGTCGGCGTGAGAATGGTCTGGGCCATGAATCAGAATCCTTGTCGGTTATCGGCGACGGATGCCGGCCTGCTCGTTGCGCCAGCGCATCCATTCGTCGGTACTCATCCTGGTGGGGTCCTTCTGGGCCGCGGCGCGTCCGCCGACCGGACTGATCGGGGCGGGGGCGTCGCTGGTCTTCTTCGGTGCCGGCTTGGTGATGGTCGCCGCGATCTCTCCAATGCGGATGGCGGCACCGATGGGGTCGAGCCCCGCGATCTGAGCGGCAAGTTCTCGGTTCTTGCCGAGGTGATAGGCCACGTCCGCGCCCTTCGGCGAACGGAGGATGGCAGCCATCATCGGCTCGGAGATCGGCACCTCTGGTGAGAGGGCCACCTCCTCGAAATCGTCGTACGTGGTCATCGCGTCCGTGACGCGCTTTTCCCACTGGGACTGCAGCTTCTCATTCTCGGCCTGGCCGGCCTGGCGCTGCGCCGTCTCGCGCAGCTCGCCGAGGAGGGTCCCCACCCGCTGTTCTGCCTTCCACTCGGCGCGGGCCTCCAGGAACTCCTCGTAGCTCTTGAATTGATCGGGCTTCGGCGCGCCGTCCGCCGCGCCCGCCGGCTTGGCCTGCGGCTCGGGCTGCGGCGCCTGCTTGCGTGCCACCTCTAGCTCCGCCTGCAGCCGGTACTTCTCGCGGGTCAGGCGGTCGATCCGCTTCTGCACGCCCTTGGGTAGCGCGGGCCGCGGCGGCTCGGGTTCGTCTCCGCTGGCATCCGGCTTGGCGTCCTGCGTCTCTGTGCTGTCGCTCGTCTCCGGAGCTGGGGTCTGCGTGCTGTCGCCAGGCGTCGGCGGGAGGGGCGTGACCGTCGTCGTGGGCTCGGTTGCGGTGGTCTCGTCAGCCATTTTGCTCCTCTCGCGGTGACAGCCCACCGCTAGGCATGGTCTCCCCGTTCATCTGCTCGGGGGGGACGATCGGCTCCGGCGGCGCTGCTACATGGGCCAGCGTGTCGAGCACGAGCGCCTGGATCGCCTCGGGCCCCATCCCGCCCTGCACGGCCTCAATCCGTTTCGTCTCGGCGTCGAACTCTCGGATCGCGAGCTCGCGCTCCTTGATGAGCAGGTCCGCCCGCTTGCCCTCGTACTCCATGCGCCTGTCGCCGAGCTGCGCCGCTGCCGCAGACAGCTGCTCTTGCATCTGCGCCATCTGCTGCCCCATGGCCTCCATCTGCTGCTGGACCTCGGGAGGTACCTGGGGCCCCGCCTGCTCCTGGAGCTGCGGCGGCATCATCTTGCGCATGCGGTCGGCGAGCTCGTCGGCATACGGCATGTCGAGCGCCTTGAACATGAGATCGCCCGCGACCTGCATCATGGCTGGCGAGGACTGCACCACCTGCGTCAGGAACTCGGCTGCCTCTTGCCGCTTGGTCGAGTAGCCAGGGCCAACCGTCACCGTCACGTCGTAGCGGCCCACGCCAGGGTTGTAGATCCGCTCGATGACCTGCCCGCTCACGTCTCGGATGTCCCGTCGCGCCTCCTGCTGCTCCGGGTCGATGCGCGCGAACTCCTCGGACCCGTCCTCACCCAGGATGCGCACCACGCGCGCCGTGTCGTAGATGCGCGGAACGAGGTCGATCACGATCCGGCCAACCTGGCGGATGGCCCGCGAGAGGTTGTCGATCACGTGGAATGTGGCAACGTCCGCTTCCTTCTGCCGCGCCAGGATCGCCCGGCCGCTCTTCTCGTTCGACGGAGCGCCCACCGCGGCGTTGTACATGCCGAGCGCGCCCTGGATGTCGTGCTCCATGGACTGCATGACGGCCATCCATCCGGACGGGATGTCAGCCACGATCTGGCGCTGCGGTGGCGGTGAGTTTGGGTCCGCGTTGTACGGCAGCACCGAGTAGTTGCCGGTGTTCGCAGTCTGCCAAGTCGGCTCGTGCCCCTCGATCTGGGCCGTCGTCGCGATGTATGGCGCCTTCGGCGTGAGAGCCACGCGCTCCACGAACGCGGATGCCGCGTAGTTGTACATGCGCTGCGCGTCTTTCGCCGATCCGACGATCGACCGCGTGACGCGTCGGCCCTCAACACTGATGCGGTGCCCGTACACCGGAACGATTCCGATGTACCTGGACGGCCACTCGCGTTCCTCGAGCACCTCCCGCGCGGTGATCTTGCGCCACATCACCTTGCGGCGCTTCGTCGTGCGGCTCGCAGCGCCTTCGATCTCCGTCTCCGATGCCTGCCCGTCCTGCCCCTGCCACACACGGCGAGGCTCATCCTCGGCCGAGAAGTATTCGCACACCCGGACCGCATCCTTGCGGATCCAGTCCTCCCCCTCGCCGCCAGCGTCGAATCCGCTCGCGTCCGCGTCCGGGTACTGGGCCTCGAACCGCTCCCGGGGCATGTCCTCCCAGGCGAAGCCGTACCGCGCGTCAGAGCCATCGGCCTGCGCCGCGTCCGGGTCGACGTAGCACGCGAACGGGTTCGCCACCTCGCGGATCAGGATGTCCTGCTCGAACCCCTCGTCGTAGCAGTAGTCCGTGACCACGCGGATGAAGCCGAAGCCGGCGCGGGCTGCCATCTCCACGGCGGTGTCGTACGCGATGTCCGCCGACGACTGGTCCTCGATGTGGCGCACGATGCCGGCCAACACCTCGGCCGTTTCGACGTCGGCGCCCGCGTCCTTCGCGCGCGGCTTGATCGCCGGCTTGTTCTGCCGCGCGTCGTTCACCACTTGTCGTACATACTGGTCGAGCTTATCGACGGTGAGGCATGGCCGGGCGCCGTTCGGATCCGTCTCGCGGGCGCGCCGAACGGCCTCATCCCACTGCGCCCCAAGGCTGAACCCTAAATCTTCCAGAGACCTGCTCCGGTTCTCTGATTCGGCCTCCTCGCAGCGCTTGAAGCGCTCGAGCGCGGTGGCGATGATGGTCTTGGTCTTGTCGCTCATCACGCCATCCATCCGGTCGGGGCTCGAGGCTGTGGCCGCGGCGGCGTTACCGCCGCAGGCTTCACGGCGCGGCGCACGGCTTCACAGGCGTACCGCAGGGAGTCGATTGTGTGGTTCTTCTCGTCCTTCAGCTTCGGCAGCACTTGGCCGGTGAGCGGGTCGGTCTCGTAGCTGTAAAGCCTGAGCTCGTCGACCACGTGCTTGCACCGGGGGTGGACCACGATGTCGTAGGACTTCAAGAACTCGACGCCCTCTTCGAGGCTGCGCGCGCCCTTCACCGCCGGCCCGAGCTTCGGGAAGCCGTGCCGCTGCACGTATGCGATGGTCTCAGGCCGGGCCGAGTCGGCGGTGATCCACCATCGATCCGACCCCGGAACCGTGGCGAAAAGGTCCGGCAGGTTGTCGATCTGGCAACCCACCATCCACGCCTCGTACGGAACGTAGAGCGTGCGCCCCATGGTGTAGCACTGCACAAGTACGCTCGGGTCGACCGCGAACCCCCAGTCCGCGCCCTGGCGAACGATCGCGTCGGCGGGGACGTCGAACTCCTCCACGCGCCAGTTGCGGAAGACTCGCGCCTCGCTCGCGCGGACATATCCGCCCTTCCACACGTGGGCGAACTTGTCCGGGTCGCGCCGCTGGTCGTACTCCATCTCTTTCCGCAGTACGTCAGGAAGCCACGGGTTGTCGCTGTAGTTGGCCTCCACGGTGACGGCGCCGGGCGGCGCGTGCTCGCCGCGCATGAGCTTGTCGATCGGGTCGGTCTCATGGCGCGGGTTCCATGAGAACCACATCTCCGAGCCGGCCTCACGGATCGTGGGCCGCAAGAGGTCGAGCGAGCGCTGCGAGAGGCTCTGCGCCTCCTCCACCCACGCACCGTCGAAGCCCTCGAGCGACTTGATGGACTCGGCGGTGTGGTTCTGCATGCCCTGGAAGATGATCAGCCCGCCGCCGGGCGTGCCGATCTCGAACTTCTGGACCCCAAAGGACGCACCCACGCCCATCGACTCGATCTTGTCCTCCAGGAGCCGTTTCACTGACTGTTCCAGCGACTTCTGCACCTCACGGATACACGCCCACCGGGTTCCAGTGTGCATCAGGCAGCGCTCAATCAGCGACTCCGCGAAGAAATGGCTCTTCCCGGACCCTCGCCCACCAAATAGCCCCTTGTACCTGGCTGACTCGAGGAGCGGGGCGAACGCCCGCGGGGTCTGTATGCGCAGGCAGCTCATGGCTTCGCGGCGTCGATGATCACGCGCTCGATCTTGGTGATAGTGACCGCTCCGCTGTGCTCGTGCTCCTGCTTCGGCTTCGCGTAGGCGTAGCTGGCCCGGAACTCGATCCCCTTCATGATGGCCCCCGCGTTGCGCGGCGGCCTGCCGCTGCAGATGCGATCGAGGATCACCATCTCGGCCTCGGTGAGCTGGGCGCGGGCCCGGAAGGCGGGCTCATCGAGACGCGCAACGAAGGACTCGGCCTGGCGGGTGCCGTTCGGTGCTTTCCTGGGGATGCGACCCGTGGTGCGCGCAGGGCGAAGGGCCCCCTTGCCCCCGCGTCGGTACGGCTTCCGGGGCATACGGAGAGTCTAGATACCGTATGGGGAGCAGGGAAGCAACCTGCTGACTTCGCAAGCGTCTCGTCGCCGCGCGTTACCGGCGCGGTGGGCGGTGCCGACGCGGAGTGAGGCGGGAGGGGAGC